CTCATCAATGATTACAAGGTCAACGTGCCCTATCTGCGCGGCCTTGGCTCGTACTGACTGAATCCCGGCAAAGGTTATCGGCTCGCCTAATTCCTTACTCCGCAACCCGGCAGAGTAGATTCCCATTGGTGCATTGGGCCAGTGCTGGCGCATCTTTTCAGCATTCTGCTCAATCAATTCCTTCACATGGGTCAGCATGAGAATGCGTGTCTCGGGCCATGATTGCAAAGCATCTTTGCAGAGTGCCGCAATGATGTGAGACTTCCCCGATCCGGTGGGCAGGACAAGGCAGGGATTGCCCGTCTTGCCTGACTCAAACCATGCGTAAAGCTGGTCTATGGTGCGTTGTTGGTATTCACGGAGCATCAGAGTCCCCCGAGAAATCGGTAGGCGGCGGCTGCTTGGAGCGGGACTTGGGCGTTACCCAATCCTTTGAGACGGTGAACCCGATTGGAAACCCCATTAGCCACTCTACCCACAAGGGACTCAGCTTCCCACCAGCCTGGGAAGCTAGTGTGGGTGTGTTTCTGTTCGCTTCGCTCGGCGCGTTCGTTTCCTTGGCGTTGTGCGCTGTCGGTGTCGGCCACATTTGGCGTCCTACCATTGTTTCCAGATTCGGGAATCTCTTGCTGTTCCATGCTGACTCTGGCGTTATCGTTGCTGCCATTGCCGCGTTGGCTCGGGGTGTCGGCCAGAACTTCTCTTTCTTGCTGGCAGCTGCTCGATACCCCATTGCAAACATTTCCTCCTTGTTTTCGCACATCTTCGCCAGCATTGATAGGCTGCCCTCGTTCACAAACCCCCTTGTGTCTGGTGTCGGCCAATGCAAACCATCTGTCTCTGTGATGCGGCGCTCCGACATCGGATGCGCGTATGCAGAGCCACCTTGTGTCATACCCCAACGAGGCCAAGTCTCCGAGTACGGTTCCGAGTCCGTTAGAAAGGATTGCTGATACGTTTTCCAAGAACAGCTGCTTTGGTCTAACCACGCCAGCGATCCGCAGGACTTCTCGGTAAAGACCTGATCTGGTTCCCTCATGTACGCCTGCCTGTTTTCCAGCAGTGCTAATGTCTTGGCAAGGGAATCCTGCATGAATGCAGTCCACTTTTCCGGTGTACTCGGATGGATTGAACAGGCTGACATCCCCTTCATGCACTCGCAAACCTGGGAACCATCCGTCTGCTGCTCGTTCTCTGAGGATTTGGCAGGCGTAGGAATCCCACTCAACAGCGACAACTGGTGTGTGTCCGAGGATGAGGTCGGCAAGGAGTCCACCGCCGTGTCCGGCAAATAAGTGCATTGTTTTTGTTTCATGTTTCACCCCACTACCCTTCCGTTAAATTCCTTCCGCAACCCCATCACCATCGGATCACCAGCCACGCAAGCCGCAGCATTGGCAAGCAATTCCTTGGAGCCATACACCCCCTCACCAGGATCACCGTTGGCAAGTCCCTGCCCGTCTATCTCATAGACTGCCACCCAATCGCTAGGCCCGTCCAGGCGCTTCCACGGCACTAAATCAGGGTGCAGCACATGAGATTCACAACCTTCGTGTTGCGCGTCAGTCGGTACAACATCATCCCATTTGGCGCAGTGCCACGTTGAATCAGACAATGGCGTGATATGGGCGCAAGTACGGCAGTTAACTTGCTTCGTGGTCTTTGTCTTGTGGCAGAACTCATGCCCCGCGCACATCTTGCACTCAAACCATGATGGGTCGGTGCTGATGGGTGGTGGTAGGCGGTCAGTCAGGGCCAGACGCTGACCCTTTTCAATGGCCTTAATTGCATGGTCGCGGTCATACTCTAGGCGCTCGGTGTAGATACGGTCATCGTCTTTGCAAACTGCGACATACAAGGCGCGTTTTAACTCGGTGCCGTGCATATAAACCTGACATTGAGTGAAGTGCATGGGCTTAGACTTGGCAACCCCGTTCTTTTCCAAATCGTTGAATGATTTCAGGGAATGGGTTTTAAATTCCAACACGTGCTCAGTCTTTGGCGCACCGAGAACACCTTTGCCGATACCGTCCAACGAGCCGCTAACATGGCTACCAAAGTCAACCCGGCGTTGAGTACCGTTCACACTCATGCCAATGGCACGAAGGTCGCTAATGATAGTGGCTTCTTCGTTATGCCCACGGCGAAACAGTCGCAGGATACGGCCTTTGAATTGTTCCTGCACCGCCCACCTGAATGACAACCACATCCAGCGTTCGCAATGGTGGCCTAGGGTGCTGCATCCCATGTGACCACGTGGCTTTTCAGACCGGGCTTCATGGGCTTGGTCAATAAGGGAAGTGATGGTAATATCTTGTTCGGGAATCTTCATGGTTCTCTCCTGTTGATCTTTACCCCGCCGTTAAAAGCGGGGTATTTTTTTACTTACTTTTTAAGCCAAGGTGGTGCAGATTTGGTAAGGCCAGGCGCAGTAGGCATTGATGGTTTAGCCATTGGTGACGGTGAACCGCCCAATGATTTAAAACCCTTCACTTCGTTGCCTGCATAGTCGCCTGTTTTAACTGACAGTTTTATGCCAAGATTGCCGCCTATCAATTGGTCAGTGTCCGACACCTTGACCAAGCCGATAGCCCTCATGATCTCGCCCAACTGTTGCCGTCCAATTTCCTCGGCCTTTGTACTGGCGTTCTTGATGTTCAGATTGCCAAAGATAACCCGGCCTTGGTGCGTTGGGCCTGTGATGGTGTACTTACAAGCAATGTATTTACCATCGCCTGCTTTAGTGGCTTTGATCTCTGCGCCTGTAATAGTGGCGTTGTACCAGCCCTCGGGCAATGGTTCAAAGTTGCTAGTCGATACGGGCAGTGAGTCAACACTAAATTCTTCATCTAAAAAAGCCATGATAATTAATCCTTGGTAATGGTGAAAGTTGGGCGTCCGGGTGTGGACGTAATTGCATCAAGCAAAGGCTTAGTGATAGCTTCGTCTGCTGCTCCCCATGCCTTTGCAATGATTTCGGGCTTCCAGCGAAACAAGCTGGAAAGGTGTTCAGACAAGCCAGCTTCCGCAGCAATGACTTGCAGTTTTTCAGCGTCAATCTTTTTATTGATTCGACCTTCTAACTTGATTTTGTAACCATCAATCTCATGGCTAATAGTGGTATCCAAGTTTTTAGGAACATGGAATGCAACAACCATTTGATCTTCTAGTTTTCTACGATCTGCAACTGCAACGGTTTCCCGTGTCTTGGCTTCTAGCCATGCTTCATATAGTGTCATTCTGCATTCTCCTGTTTTTCGGTAACGTAATTAGAAAGAGCTTTTAGTGCATAACCAGCATCAGCAACGTATTTGGCAAAGCAATCCAATTCTTTATCAGTCATTTGATGGATTGCCATAGCCCTCATGTGTGATATGTTGGCTTCAAGCTGTCCCGTCCACAAGGCAATTAGTCCGACAGATGCGTTATTCATACTGCACCACCAATCTTTTCGATAATGGCGTTCAGGTCAGGTGCTTCCCATGCACCAAGTTTTCCTGACCTATCCTTCGCAAGCCATAGGCCATCAGAATCACACATCAAAGCGCGTTGGGTGTTGCCCTCTGCATCCTTTTCAACACGCAAGGCCAGCACTTCATCAAAGAAGTAAGGCAAAGCCTGACCAGTTTTGTTACCCGGCATTGATGGGCTGTACAGTACCCGACCCATTTCATCTTGAGTCTTTTCTAACTTAGCAGTCATTAACACATGGCGATTTGGCAAGTCACGGAAAGCCCGGATGATGTCAGCCATTTGTTCCTGCATTGCACCGTATGCAGCGCGTGGGTCTTTGTTGACCTTTTTCTCGTAGTTCAGGCAAACTTCCGCAATCTCAGAAATACTGTCCAGTGCAACGCTTTTGTACTCGGACTCCAGAACCCAACTGTAAGCCTCGCGTAAGTCATCCATACTTGTAATTTCCAAGTAAGGCAGGTCAGCGTCTTGGATAGACAACAGACCGCCCTCGGCAGACAATACAACGACATTCGGCAGCGTCTTGATAAGGGAAGTCTTTCCCGAGCCAGCCGCGCCGTATACCAACACCTTGACACCATGAGCAGACAAGCCGCCCGTACGTTTCAATGAAATAGCCATGTGGCTTTCTCCTTCAGTTTGCATTACCGTCTGGACTCAGTTCGTAATGTGATTGCAGTGTAGCATAAGTTCATGGTACAGTGTCAACAACTTTTTAACAAAGGATGAAAAATAAATGTCAGACCTTGCAAGTATCCTCGGTGGCCCTTGGTCACCACCCCCTCAAAAGCAGGTTTCTGCACCTGAAGACCAACTCAAAGATGCCATGTTTGGCGTTGGTTTAAAGCCTCCAGAAATTATTTATTTAGACGGTAAACTGCACCGATTCAACAGTGGCACCAAGGGCGAAGGCGGTCACGATAAGCCTGGCTGGTACGTTGCTTTTAACGATGGTATCCCTGCGGGAAGATTTGGCTGCTGGCGCTCAGGTGTGGAACTGACTTGGAAAGCAGAAATTGGACGCAGCCTTACTGTAGCCGAAGAAATGGCGCAGACCAAACGCTTTGCGGAAGCTAAGACCAAACGTGACGCAGAGCAAGCCAAGACCCGCGAAGTTGCCGCGCAGACCGTTGAATTGATCTGGTCAGAAGGTGGCGCAGCCAGCCCCGAACACCCTTACTTAGCCAAGAAAGGCATCAGTCCACATGGCGCACGGGTAACAGGTGACGGGCGTTTGATGGTTCCCTTGTATTCTGAGGATGGTGAACTATCCAGCATCCAATATATCTCGGGTGACGGTGACAAAAAATATCACCCCGGCGGTGCAACGGGTTCAATGTTTTGGATGTTGGGTAGTCTGGAAGAAGCCGATACCCTGTATCTTGCTGAAGGGTTTGCAACTGCCGCCACCATCCAAGCCGTTACGGGTAAACCCTGTGCTGTGGCTTACAGCGCCAGCAACCTAGTCCCTGTCACAGGCATTCTCAAGGCGAGTAATCCAACCTTGGACATTTGCATAGTTGCCGACAATGATGCGTCAGGCGTGGGCCTACGCTACGCAGAACAAGCATCAGCAAAATTTGGGGTTCGTATGACTATGCCGCCTGTGCTTGGGGATGCCAATGATTACGTACAGGCAGGGCATGATCTAGCACTACTTTTAAAGCCACCAATAGCAACCGACTACTTAATCCCTGCTGATGGGTTTTCAGAGCAGCCAGCACCCCTTTCATGGCTTGTAAAGCATTGGATACAAGACCAAGCCTTAGTCATGGTGCATGGCCCCAGTGGAGGCGGTAAAACATTCGTGACCTTGGATTGGATGCTGCATATTGCATCTGGAAAATCAAACTGGTTAGGCCA